GTTATTTGTATTTCATTTCCACCGTATCTTATAATAACACCAACGTGCAAACCTGTTGTATCAAAGTAAGCAGAACTTGTTTGTAAAGTTATTCCATTTCCTGTTGTATTATTTGGATTTAAAGTAACACCTACACCATGAAATTTAGAATATGGTTGATAAGTTTTTTTACCATCCGCTCGATCATCAAATGTATAAGTGCTAACATTAAATGCAGTAAGACTTGTTCTTGTTAATACTCTAGGTGCAAATAATGGATGGCAAATAAACATTACATCACCCATTTGTGCAGTAGTAATTTGATTTAAATAAAGTCTATTAAATGGAAGAGTTGCATTACTAACATCAGAAGTTAATGTTGCAACTAATGTTACTGTATCATCGTCAACAACTCTAAAACATCTTACCTTTTGATGCTCAATAGAAATTATATATTGTTCATTATTATCAAATATAAAAGGAAACAAACGTGATTGATACCTTTGAGAAGATAAATGACTATATTGGATTCCATACTGATAATGACGATATGTGCCTTGACGTTTCTTCGCACTACCTTCGGCAGTAACAATCATGTTCTGAACTTTTTGTGCTGAGCTTGTATAGATAGCTGTATCAGTTCTCATAATTAGAGAATCGCTAACCTCACCAAACTGAAAACTGTTTTGTGGAACGCGAATTTTTTGCACTAGCTAAGCCTTTCAGTAACAAACCTTTTTGTATTAAGCTTCTTAGTTGTTTGAGCTTGAGAGTCTAACCTTCGAGCTTTTATTAATTGAACATTTGCTTGTTGATCCATAGCAGCAGATAAAGAAGCATCTCTTGCTAAAGAAACAGCAAACACAGAAGCAATTGAAAACTGAACACCAAGCGTAAAATAAGGCGCCCAACTAGATTCATTAGCTCGATAAATATAATCTGCAATTACTTCATCAGTAGCGTTTGCATTATTATAAACCTTATCTTCATATATATTATATTCAATTGGAAGATCTTGAACAGTAATAGCATTAACCATTAATGAATCTGCTGGTAACTGATAAGTAGAATCCCATCTACCTATTGGAGCTTCCGAAACTTTATTGAGTTGAAATTGTTTAGTAGCAAAACGCCAACGACTGCTTGTTAAAACAGCCCTAACAATATCTTCATATACTGCATCAGCTATATCAGACTCTGTAGTTCCATCTGTAAAAGATTGAATAGGACTACCACCGATTAGCATTGATGCTCGAGAGCAAATTTTTATTGCTGTGTTTGCAAAATCAGGCATAGAAAGTTGGGGGCCGAAGCCCCCACCCCTTAGTCGCTATCGGTTTCTGCTACTGCCGTACCATCAGATACGTCAACAACAGTACCAGTATTAGATAATACTGTTACAAAACTTGTAGTTGGTGCGTTAGTATCATGCACCAT